ACCAGCAGGTGGTAATGTTCAACCACAGGCCACTGTTGTATTAGGCGGCAAAGAATATAGCGTAGTATTACAAGGTGACCTACGTGGTAGATATAGTCCAGCACCTGGAACTCCTAGAGTCAGTGCTCAAGGGTACATAGAAGGCGATGTTATCACCTTAACTATAAACCCACCAACAGAAATGAAAGAAGGTGTTGCTGGTCCTAAACAATGTTGGCCGGGACATCGTAAAGTAGGAACTAAGCCAGGCACAGGCAAGAATGCAGGCAAACGTGTAAATGACTGTGAAAAGATTAAAGGAAAGTGATATGGATTTCAAAGCGTTGATGACTAAACTAGAACAGATAGATAAGAAAGAGATTCTTAACGAATCTGTTGTACAACCTAAAAAAGTTGTTAAAAATCATATCAATGAAAATATTGATTTAAAAAGTAGTATTGCTCGTGCATTAATGCAGGAATTTGGAGTAAACGAAGCAGAAGATGATAAAACTACAGGCGATGATGCTCGTCCAGAAACTGGTAACGAGCCAGGTGGCACACAGCAGTCAGCACCACAGGCACAAGACGAATTCGCTGGCGTAGATTCTGCGATAGGACAACAAGCCACGCAAGCAGCCGCTGATGCTAATCCAGAAGTATATGGCTATGGTGGTGGTCAAGCGGCACCTCAAGCAGCACAACAACCGGCAGCAGGCTCACAAGCAGACGATGCTTTCCAACAAGCTAATCAAGAACCATCACAAGATGACCCTGCACAAGGCGGCGATGCTATAGGACAAGCTCAAGCTGCTACTCAACCTATTGCACAACCTACTGCACAAACTCAACCTGCCGCACCAGCAGCACAACCAGCAGCACAACCAGCACAAGCTGCACCAGCTAAACCTGCCGCACCAGCAGCGGGTGGATGGCAAGCACTTTATGCAGCTAATAAAGCAGTTATAGGTCCAAATCCTAATATGATTAAGCCTGGGCAAGTTTTAACAATGCCCGATAGTAAAAAATACACAGTTGCTCCCGGGGATACATTAAGCGCAATCGCTGCTGGTAAATTCAAAGGCAAACCTCCAGCACAGGAACAACAAGACGAATCCTTAAATTTGATTAGAAAGTTGGCTGGACTATAAAAGACTTGACATAGGTCTATAAGTAGTATATACTTTATACATAAAGGAGATACTATGTCAGGTCGTATGTATGGCCCAGAAGAAAAGGCCAAATTAGAACGTCTTATAAATGAAGGTTCAACTGTCCTTCGAGAAATCGAAGACCTCCAAGAAGGGTTAAAAGATACTGTAAAAGCAGTAGCAGAAGAACTAAACATCAAAACATCTGTAATTAACCGAGCAATTAAAATCGCACATAAAGGTGATTGGAATGCACACGATGCAGATTGGAAAGAAGTTGAAGCAATTTTAGACCTCACAAAAAAAATCTAATAAATATTCTTGAGAAAGGTAGGCAGGGCCATAAGCCGCACACAGGGTATTTGTGAGCCGTAAATCACATAGGAGTTATAGATGTATGTAGACGCTTATTTTCAGCGTGACGCTGAAATCATCAAAATTGTAGAACGCAACAGCGAAGGCCGCAGGGTTTTTAAAGAATTTCCAGCCCGTTATAGCTTTTATTATCCAGACCCAAAAGGTCGTTACACAAGTATATACGGAGAAACACTAGCCAAAGTAGTATGTAAAAATCAAAAAGATTTCCGCAAAGAAATGGCCATACATAGTAATAAAAAATTGTATGAAGCTGATATAAACCCAATCTTTGTCTGTCTTAGTGAAAACTATCTCAACGCAGAATCTCCAAAATTACACACAGCATTTTTTGACATTGAAGTAGACTTTGATCCAGAACGTGGATATGCTAGCCCAGATGATGCTTTTATGCCAATCACTGCTATTAGCGTACACTTACAATGGCTTGATACATTAGTCTGTCTTGCTGTTCCTCCAAAAAAGATGTCAGTCAATCAGGCACAAGAACTTGTAAAAGATTTTCCTAATACACATATCTTCGAAACAGAAGCAGAAATGTTGGATACATTTCTTAATCTAATTGAGGATGCCGATGTCTTAAGTGGATGGAACTCAGAAGGATATGATATTCCATATACTGTTAATCGTGTAACCAAAGTATTAAGTAAGGATGATACTCGTAGATTTTGTCTATGGGACCAATACCCCCGCAAAAGAGAATATGAAAAATTTGGAAGAACTGCTACAACATATGACTTAACAGGTCGTGTTCATTTAGATAGTTTAGAACTCTATAGAAAATATACCTATGAAGAACGTCATACGTATAGATTGGACGCTATCGGTGAAATGGAAATCGGAGAGTCGAAAACAGTTTATGAAGGAACTTTGGATCAACTTTATAATAATGATTTTCGTAAGTTTATTGAATATAATAGACAAGACTGTGCCCTACTTAACAAGCTTGATCAAAAACTCAAGTTCCTAGATTTAAGCAATAAATTAGCACACGAAAATACTGTGCTACTACAGACTACAATGGGTGCTGTAGCTGTGACAGAACAGGCTATTATCAACGAAGCCCATCGTAGAGGTATGCAGGTACCTAATCGTACAAAGATGGCTGAACGAGACGATGCATCAGCAGCTGGTGCTTATGTTGCATATCCTAAAGAAGGAATTCATGACTGGATTGGGTCATTAGACATAAACAGCCTTTATCCATCAGCCATTCGTGCTCTAAATATGGGCCCTGAAACTATCGTAGGTCAACTACGTCAAACAATGACAGAAAACTTTATACAAGAACAAATGACTAAAGGTAAAAGTTTTGCTGCAAGTTGGGAAGGACGAATTGGTAGCTTAGAATACGAAGCAGTAATGAATAAGGAAATTGGTACTGAGATTACTATAGACTGGGAAGATGGTGGCATAGATGTCCTTAGTGCAGCAGAAGTCTATAAACTAATTTTTGAAAGCAATCAACCATTTATATTAAGTGCCAATGGGACAATCTTTACCTATGAGCGTGAAGGAATTATTCCAGGGCTATTGGCACGTTGGTATAAAGAACGTAAAGAAATGCAAGCCAAACTTAAAGAATGTATTCAAGCAGGTAATAAAGTAGAAGAAGAATACTGGGATAAACGACAGTTAGTTAAAAAAATTAACCTAAACAGTTTATACGGAGCCATTCTTAATGCAGGATGTAGATTTTTTGACAAGCGTATTGGTCAATCGACTACTTTGACAGGACGAGTCATTGTTCGTCATATGGCTGCAAAGGTAAATGAAATTATCACTGGTGAAAATAATTACATCGGTAAAGCTATTATCTATGGTGATACAGATAGTTGCTATTTTAGCGCATATCGTGTGCTCAAAAAGGAAATTGATAAAGGGCAAATTCCTTGGACTAAGGAAACTGTCGTCCAACTCTATGATCAAATAGCAGACGAAGTCAATCAAACATTTCCACAATTTATGCTAGACGCTTTTCACGTTCCTAAAACTCGTGGAGAAGTTATTCGAGCAGGTAGAGAGCTTGTTGCCAGCAAAGGGCTATTCATTACTAAAAAGCGTTATGCTGTACTATATTATGATAAAGAAGGAAAGAGGCAAGACATAGAAGGAAAACCCGGTAAGATTAAAGCTATGGGGTTAGATTTGAAACGTAGCGATACTCCTGTTTTTATACAAGATTTCTTAAGTGAAGTTCTTGAAATGGTTCTTACTGGATCTACCGAAGAAGAAGTTTTAGATTTTATAACAGAATTTAGAACAGAATTTAAGAGCAGGCCAGGATGGGAAAAAGGATCTCCACGGCGTGCCAATAATATTACAGAATACCAACGTAAAGAAGAAAAACAAGGTAAAGCTAATATGCCTGGACACGTCAGAGCAAGCATTAATTGGAACACCTTAAAACGTATGTATAGCGACAAGTATTCAATGAATATTACAGATGGAGCTAAGGTTATTGTTTGCAAACTAAAAGACAACCCACTTGAATATACTTCAGTGGCTTACCCAGTTGACGAATTACGATTGCCTACTTGGTTTAAAGATCTCCCTTTTGACCACGAAGAAATGGAAAATGTAATCATCGATGGAAAATTGGAAAACTTAATTGGCGTACTTAATTGGGATATTAGGTCAACCGAACAGTCAAATACATTTAATAAATTGTTTGACTTCTGACCTAAATACCCTTATAATAAACTATAAAAGGAAAAATCATGAAAGATATTTTACAAGATGTTGTAGCACATACACATAGTTTAGGATTTTTACCTCTAGCAAAAATTACTGGAGAAGATAAATCGACTACTATCGAGAGTATGGCAGAAGACCGCTCAGTGATTATGGTTAGTAAGACTAAATCCCCTGTCAGTGAATTTAAAGGTACTTTTGGAATGCCTAACTTAGACAAGTTAGCAATGCATTTGAAAAATCCAGAGTACAAAGAAAATGCTGTTATCCAGGTTGTTAAACAACAAAGAAATGGCGAGGATGTTCCAGTTAACTTACACTTTGAAAATGAAACTGGAGACTTTACTAATGATTATAGGTTTATGAGCACCGAGGTTATCAATGAAAAACTTAAAACAGTTAAGTTTAAAGGTGCTAACTGGGATATAGAATTTCAACCAAGTATTGCTGCTATCAATAGATTAAAGTTGCAGGCACAAGCACACAACGAAGAAAACAACTTTCAAGTTAAAACTGAAAATGGAAATCTTGTGTTTAGCTTTGGAGATGCCAGCACTCACGCAGGATCATTTGTGTTTGAACCAGGTATCAAAACTAAGCTTAAACAAAACTGGACTTGGCCCGTTGCTCAGGTAATGAGTATTTTAAACTTAGACGGGGATAAAACAATGAAAATTGCAGATGCAGGCGCTATGATGATCACTGTTGATAGCGGACTGGCCGAGTACGAGTATATCTTACCAGCCCAAAGTAAATGACACTTAATCAATTATTAGCAGCTAATGCAGCTTTTCTTATACTAATTCTTATTGTTTATAGGCATAGCACATTTGAAGCAATTAAAAATTGTTACGGAATGTGGTTCACTCGAGAGTATTGGACAGACTATAACACTGTAGAATTTTTAAGTTGGGCTGCTAAGGCTGTTATTATCATTCCTGGACTAATATTTGGTATCAGCATTTGGTGGTTATACTTTTTAACATTAGCTACCAGCTTAACACTAATATGGGCTAGCAATAAAAAACTATTACCTACACTAGTAGGTTTCAATACTATATGGGTTTGGATAAGCTGTATGGTATTAGCAAAAAATTTGGTGACATAATGAAAGATCCTGAAATTAAAGTTTTAGTATATAATGTACAACAGTCTCTAGAAAATCTAAATAACCAATTGCTTAACCTAGCCCAATATGGAGTAAATGTACAATTTACTTGGGAACGTGATCCGCAAACTGAGGCCATTAGAATTTTACTGAGCACCTGTTCTCAGTCTGTAGACTATCTTAAAGAATAATAATGAACCGTGACTTAACTTCAACACAAAATGACTATGCTGTATTTTTACCTGCTACATCAGGCTTTTACGCTACCTATATAGGAAAACAACGTTATGGAAATTATGTAGATCCTAACCGTATTCCTAGTAGTTTTACCAGCGGCGTAGAAAGTCTTAATTACTTAGAACCAGATAAAGGCGCCTTTTACTATCATTGGTGCTTATACAGTGCCGGTCATGCTAACCTAGACTTAAACAAACACGATGAGGGTGAAGATATGTTTCGCAATCGCAATCGTGCTACCAGTTGGGTATTGGGAGACAGTGGTGGCTTTCAAATAGGTAAAGGCAAATGGGAAGGTGACTGGAAAGATCCTAACTGTCCTAAAGCAGCTAAAAAACGCAGCCAAGTATTAACTTGGATGGATAGTCTTATGGACTATGGAATGATACTTGACATTCCGGCCTGGGTAGCTCGAAGTCCGGCAGGACAAAAGGCTACAGGTATTAGCACATACCAGGAAGCAGTTAATGCTACTTATATCAACAATGATTACTTTATTCGCAACCGTAATGGTAATTGTAAATTCTTAAATGTTCTACAAGGTGAAAATCATACCGATGCTGATGATTGGTATCAACGTATGAAACACTACTGCGACCCAAAACAGTTTCCTAACGACCACTTTAATGGTTGGGCAATGGGCGGACAAAATATGTGTGACGTTCACCTTACACTAAAACGACTAGTTGCCTTAAAGTTTGATAATTTACTAGAACAAGGCAAGCAAGATTGGATGCACTTTTTAGGAACTAGTAAACTAGAATGGGCATTACT